GAACAAGCACAACGCTTTATTGATTATGTATGGGATGCAACTGTCCTTGCTAAAGATGGCCGTCGTGTCACCATGAGAGCAAACACCATGGAAATTGAAAAAGTCAACGTCGGAGAGCGTGTAATTCGTGCAGCATCACAAGGCTCACCAAACTACACAAACACTGGCGCTAGATTTACAAAAGTTGAACTAACAACAAAAAAGATTCGTCTTGATTGGGAAGTAGCAACTGAAGCACTTGAAGACAATATTGAAGGCGGAGCATTGGAAGATCGTCTAGTACGATTAATGACCAACGCATTCGGTAACGATATTGAAGATCTTGCTATCAACGGTGATGGAGCAACAGGAGATTTCTTGTCCATCATGCCTGGTTTCGTAAAGCAAACTCGTGGAACAGTAGGAAATGCTGCTCACGAATATGCTGCAACAGTATCAGACAACAACTTTACTACATCAGTAATGCAAGGCTTGCTATTGGCAATGCCTCGTAAGTACCGTGCACTTAAGAGCAATCTTAAGTTCTACGCAGGTACTGATGCTTTTGCTGGTATTGTTCGTAACAACGGTACATTAGCAGATGCTATCTCAGCAGCGTTCTCTGATCGCACTGGTAGCACACAGCAAAACCGTCAAGATTACATGGATGGTGCTGCACAGACATTTGGTAATGCACGTACAACTCGTGTACTAGGTGTAGATGTACTAGAAGTTCCTTACTACCCAGCAGGTTATGTTGATTTAACATTCCCTTCTAACCGTGTATGGGGCTTCCAGAGAGACATCACTGTAAACCGTGAATACAAACCAAAGAAAGACACAATTGAATACACAGTATTCGTACGATTTGGTCTTGCTTGGGAAGAACTAGATGCAGTCGCTTATGTTGACTCAGATAGTGCTGATTCCTAAAATATAATCATCACGTACTAGGGAGGACGGCATAATAACCGTCCTCCTTATTGTCATTATAATGGTATAATTACAAATGGACAATGGAGAAAATATGAATTTAACAATGGATCAACTAAAAGATAAAACAGTAATGGCATTAAAGGCATATGCAAAGAAAAACAACATAGAATTATTTGAATCAAACACAAAACTTGAAATTTTAGAAATTTTGGCTAGTTGGATTCCGCCAGAAAAAACAGAAGAAACTGCAGAAAAAGCAGGTAAAGATAAAAACTTAACAAACAAAGTAGCACTATATTCAGGTAGAAATATTCACATGGATAGCCTGGGCGCATTAAGCGTGGGGTATAACATAGTCTCAAAGGAGGCATCGGAAAAGTGGCTTACTCACAGGTTAGTACGTATAGCACAACCTGAAGAAGTAGCATCTTATTACGCTAAAGCATAATGTCAACAATTCTTCGTCTACCACCATATCCTTTAACTGTTAAGTATACAGTTCCAGACGCTAACGCTAAGTATGTTATAGTCATTGAAGATGTCGCAGAGCAATCAGAAATTGCCTCTTACAGAACATCCGACGCCAGCAAACAGGTTAGTTATGTATTAGATGATGATTTTATTAAATATGATAAATCATATGCTTTGACAATTTATGAAGATTTAGAAGAAAGTGGCATGGTTGTAGCAGATCGTGGAGATATAGTTGTTGAAGATAACCTAGAGGTAAAGCGTCCATATGTAGACCCTACACTTTTAGCAGCAGCAAACAATCAAACATCTGCAACAGAAATTGCCAAATATGTAGAGTATGAAAATTTAGCAAGAACAATTATTGATTCAATAACTGGTGGCTTTTATTATGAACGTGAATTTTTAGAGATTGTTGGACAAGAAGTAGACTATATTCCACTTTGGAAAAAAGTACACAAAATATTAAGAGTATACGAAAATACAGAACTAGTTTATGACATATACAACCCTGATGGCCCAACTGTAGGAGACTACACATACGTAATTACTAAAGATAAGACTGCACTTACAAAAGATCCAACTGCGTCAGAGGGTGCAATAAATAGAGCAGAGCGCCGACCATCAAGAATTCCAATTGGTACGTCAGATTCTTTTTCACTTTTTGATACAGAGGACAGCGGAAACACTATGACCGTAACCCCTGGAGTAGCATTTCCAACAGGAATAGATCTTATATTATTGTTAGAAACTGGATACAAGGTAGTTCCTATTGATATTCAAGATGCTACAAAGTTATTGGTTGAAGATATTAGGTGTGGAAAATTAGATTATTACAAGAGATATATCAAGAACTACAGCACTGATCAATTTAAAATTGAATATGACAAAAGAATGATTGAGGGTACTGGAAATATTATTGTAGACAAGATTTTGTCTAAATATGTTAATAATATTGTTCGTCCTGGAGTGTTGTAATGGATGCATGCGAAGTCACAGACTTTATGTTTCCAATGAAGGCTGATATTTACTTCCCTATTCTTGCACAAGGTGGTTATGGACAACCTACAAAAAACTGGGTATACGATAGAACAATTACTTGTAATGCTACATCTGTAGGTGGGCTAGGATCAGAAGACGTTAAACCAGATAATTTTTTAAAGTATGAAAATAAACTTATTGCAAGAACAAAAGAAGACCCAAGACTTTCTTCAAACAACGCAAACAATGCAACAACAAATATACTTATAACAAATATTAGAGATGCATCTGACAACATTATTTATAAAGAAACAGCAGGAGCAAGATCAGGCAGAGGAACAATATACGAAGTGGCAACAGTTGAGCCATTTACTGGGCCATTTGGACATACAGAATATTATAAAATGTTGTGGCGCAGGGCTGAAAATCAAACTGTAGGTGATTAATGATAATTTCAATGAATACAAAATTGTTTGATAAGCAAATGAAAAACATTGTTGATTATTCTGTTGGATTTTTAGATGGTATACATAAAGGTAAAAAAATATTTTTAGATAAGTTAGGACTTGGAGTAATCAGTGCTCTTGCACAATATGTTGATATTGAAGCAAGATCAAACCCAAAAGCATTACATCATATTTACGAATGGAATCAAACTGGCAGTCCAAATGCAAGACTATTTGATTTAAGATATACTGTTAGCAACCTGGGACTATCTATTAACTCTTCATTTAGACAATCAAGGACAGTATCAGAAAATATGACAATTCCATTTTACAATAAAGCAAAAATTATGGAAGATGGTGTTCCAGTTACAATTGCACCAACTAAGGCCAAAGTCTTAAAGTTTAATGGACCAAGTGGTGAAGTATTTACAAGTAAGACAATTACTGTGGATAACCCTGGTGGAGATATGGTTTATGGCAGTTTTGAAAAAACGGTAGACGAGTTTGTATTAAAATATTTTAAACAATCATTTCTAAAGGCTTCTGGTATTTATGACTATATCAAAAAGCCACAACTATATAAAAAAAATATAAAGACTGGATCAAGAATGGGCAAAATTAAGGGTATTGATACAGGATTTAAATGGATTGCTAATGCAACAATTGGGGTAGAATAAGACCATGACTATATTAACTGACACTGGATTTCCACCAACCTTTTTAAATAGATATGTTTTGTCTGAGTTGGCTCATTATGAACTTGTAGCAGACTCAGATTTAGTAACGCCAAGCCCAATGATTCCAGCACAGTTTCCAACCAATATTGAAGATTTATATAATGACAGTATTCAAATTAGACAGACAGAAAGCCCTATCTTAATTGTTTATGATAGATTAATGAGATTTAGGCCTACCCCGTTTTATCTACATAAAAGAGAGCAGTTAATATATTTTATTTATTCTACAGACGTTGGTAAGTTAATAGACTCCGTTCGTGTTATATCTAACGCTCTTGATCGTGAAGACTCATCCGCAGAAGACGTAAACAGATATAATATTAATAACCCTATACTGGATGCTAATGCAGATATTTCTACTCCGTTTAATCTTATGTTCCACAGTACAAGGGTATACCAGGCAGACGAAAGCAGAGACATAGCAGAACTAGCCTCAGCAAGGACCCTGTTTGTAAACAAGTTAATTGTTGAATATGACTATCATGTTGCAGTTGACTCAGACTCTAGATATACATAAAAAGCGGTATAATTGGTTTTAGAGGAAACACGCCAAACAACTTAATAAATACTTTATGAAAGAGGTGAAATAATATGCCATATAGCCGTGGTACGTCAAATAACATTATCGTGGGTGCAGCAGCATTCTTCATTAATGATACAACTTTGACTCCAGCAACTTTAGCGTCATCAGCAGTGATTGATTCAAGTGAGTCTTACAAGGAAACACTTACATCAGCCGCTACTTATACCAACGTGGGTTACACCATGAATGGTTTAGAATTACAATTCCAACCAGACTTCGGTGAAGTTCAGGTAGATCAAATTCTTGACGTTGCAAGACTATACAAGCAAGGTATGCAAGTAAATCTTGCTACCGCTTTTGCTGAAGCAACCCTAGAAAACTTGCTTGTAGCACTAGCATACTCTGATGATAAAATAACAGGAAATAAAAACGCATCAACAGGTCAAACACTTAACTTAAGTGCAGGAGATATCGGAGATGTTCCAGTAGAACGAGGAATCGTTGCTGTTGGTCCAGGATCTGGTGACCCAGCCACTTTTGCGGACAAAGAACGCATCTATGCAGCATATCGTGCTCTATCAATTGAGAACGTAACTGTGTCAGCAAAGCGTGATGAGCCGTCAATGTTTGAAGTTTCATTCCGTCTTCTTCCTGAAGATACATCAGGTTCTTACGGTAAGATCATTGATCGTACCTATGGACAATCATAATCTAAACTTAGATTAAACAAAAGCCCACCTTTAATTAGGTGGGTTTTTTGTTTTGCCTATGATAGAATAGAAATTATGGCAACAACCGTTTATCAAAATAAAGTAATAAAACTTATTGATGGCACAGAGTTAGAAATAAATCCATTAAAAATAAAACATTTACGTGAGTTTATGGAAGCATTTGAGTATGTCAAAAAAGCCAAAAATGATGACGAAGCCATAGAATGTATAACAGAG